ATTCGCTGCTACGTCTCCAACCCGACTCAACTGGGCCACCGTCTCCGACTACCCAGTTATCTGTAACATATTCAGAATTAAAATTATCTAAAATGCCCGATGCGTTTGGACTTAAAAGCTTTCCGCCGTCATCTGTAGGAATAGTAGTTTGTAAACCAGGACGTATATACTTAGAGCGCACTACAATTGACTTTTTAGGTTCTCTAACTATGCCTTGCTCTAAATCTTGCCACAACACTTTATTATTGCGGGTGTATGGCGCAGGTCCGTATGTTGTTTCCCACCAAGTTGGTTTAATTGTAAAGCCTAGCATTTCCCAAGGATGGGTGTGTGGGCGATCAGTATCAAACGCATACATATAAGTCTGGCGCCAATGACCTGGTAAATTCTGTGTACCATTTTTATACCGTGTGCTAGAATAATTAAACGTAAATGCGTTATTTCTATCAAAGCCAGAATTTGAAACATAATCTCCGTCAACTAATTGATTCCATTGTAAGAAATCAGCTGTCATTGAAGAATTTATTTCTTGTCGTGTAAATCCAGTGTCTCTATCTTTGCCTGGTAAAAAATTATGTATGTCAAAAATATTAGTATCATAAGAAATCTTAATATTATTATAAATTCTTAATTCTAATTCTAATAATAAATTGTCTCTAAAGTCGTCATACCCAACAAATTTACTACCGTCGTGACCTTCAATTACTGTTACAGGAACTACCGGAGTATTATCTGTATAAATTTGAGGATGATATGCTGGATATAATCCTAGCTTTGTAGGAGTAGGTGGAGCAAAACTTGCATTAGTACTATCATACTCGTATACATCAATTGCATCGCCGACTGCCTTTGTTGCAGTTACATCAGCAAATCCTTCTGAGTTAAATGTATAATCTTTACCGTGAGTTAATTGTGTTCCATTTAAGTATATCTGTACTGCTTTTCTACTAAGCACCGACATTGAAAATGTTGCACTTAATGGAAAATATCTTTCATCTGAATCTAATACAGCATGGGTAGTTTTTACAGAACCGCCTTGTGGAATCATGTCACTAAAGTAAAACGGCATACTAGACGTTTTATCTTTGTTCATTTCTTTTAATATATTATCTACGTGTTCTTTAACTGGACCTTCAAAGCCTAAGGTGTTTGCAGTTTCTAAAAATTGTCTTTTAAACTTGCCGTATTCTCTTCTAGCATAACGCATTGATTTTACAATGTTTGCTTGAGGGTCAACTAAATGATACATTGCTAAATTTATAGGACCACTATGTTTTAAAAACTTTTTGCCGTTAGCTGATAAATTTCCTATATCACGCAAGTTACTTGGTCCAGGAAATACTCCTGAAAAATTATTAATTTCTTCAACTATTGTAGATACGTGATCATTAACTTCACCTAGAGTAAATTCCGTAATATCATCGTTAAGCGGATTGCGCTCTAAGTTTTTAGCTATTTCATAATATCCATTTTCGTTCTTAGGATATTTACTTTTTGTTTTTAAAACAATTACATCATCTGTAGTAAGACTATTTGCAAATGTAATATATGAAACTCCGTTTACGTCTTGCGCAACAGTGTAGTCAACATCTTTGAATTGCAGTTTGTTGTTTAAGTAAACTGTTAACCACAAGTTAGTAATGTAATCAACATTATTATAAACGTCTATATAGAAGTTATCAGTTGTATTATCGTATATGTATTGTCTGATTACAGGCTGGTTACTTAGTTTAGCTGTTTTGAGCCATCCATTCGTATATTCAAAAGTATCAATTGTAGAATACTTTCTTAAGAACCCTGTTTCTGTTTTAGATGTATAAAGTACAGTACCGACTTGGTATGTAAATGTATTACCAGTTAATGCAAAGTCAAATGTTATATCACCAGTATTTGTTATATTTCTATACGAAAGCGGAAATCCTAATTCTGTATCATTAGTTCCTGTACCAACTTTATATGCAAATATCTTATTACCAGCAAACGTTGTTGAATTATAGTTAGTTGTATTACTAAACGCATTTCCTTTAGCATCGTACATGTCAAATAACGGTTGTTGATTAATTGAAGTTTTTTGTTGACTTACTGTCCACGTAGTTCCGTTATAACTAAAAAACTTTCCGCCATTAACTGTGCCAAATTTTACAAAAACGTTTTCATTAGTAACTGGAGGAGTGTCTGTTTCTTCAACTAATGATATTTGGATGTTGTTCCTAAAAGTAATAAAACTTACTTTGTAAATCTTTCCACTTACTAAGTCATCTGTATCTGCTGTGAATAATACACGCATTCCGTTAGTAAGATTCACTCCGTCAACATTGTATCCTGCACTACCTTCAATAGTAGAAAATATATCTGTTGTAAAGGTATCTACTAAATCAACATCTGTTTTAGACTTTGTTCCAAAATTAAATAATTTTAAACCCTGATTAAATTCAATAATTGGTCTTTTTGCTCTAGAGTCTTCTAGTATTGTTGACGGATTATTGCTTAACGTATTACTTGTTTCGACAACAGATTTATGGAACCATCTATTGTATCTACTCCATAGATTTCCATCTAAACTTGCACGGTTAATAACTATATAATCTTTTTTAGTAGGATATCCTATTGCATCACTAAATGGATAAAAGTCAAATCCTTGGGCGTCAAAGGGTACAGAAATATCGTCAGTAAATGACCCACTAACTGTTAGATCTGATTGGCGCACTAATTTTATTTTGTCGCCAACACCTTCAACATACCATTCATTAGAGGCATATTTTACAGGCGTAACTTCTCCAGCAAACTCTACTTTCATGCCATTTGACAAGGCAAACCCGTTACTAGTAGTATAAGTTTTTTTACCTAAAATGTCTGCTTCGACATTAATAGCAGTATTATCTTCAATGTCAAAGATCTGCATATATCCTGCTACATTAGGATCATTTTTTGAAATGTAATATAATGCATCTGGAGCAGTATCCGGTATTGTAAATTCTATGATACCTTTTTCAATATAGACTGTAGCAAGTGCGTTACCGTCAGCGTCAACCTTAGAAATACCAGTATCATATATTAAACTAGTATTAGTTGCATCTCCAAAACTTACACTTCCAACTGCCTGTGCTTGAGTTACAGGATCTATAATAAACCCGCCAGCATCATATGCTGTACCGTCTTGATCATACAAGACAACATCAAATACGCCTGAACTACGAACACCATCTGTAGTTTCAATAACTACTGCTTCGCCAGGTGTGAAACTTTTCTTTGTTGCAAACGCCATAGGATGATTTGGTGTGTCAATTTCAAATCTATAAGTCTGGCCTCTATATAGTTTCAACGTTGGATTATTTGTTAGACCGTCGGGTGAAAATACATATGTTACATTATCAACATTTTGTCCTAAGGCAACAGTGTATGTACTAATAACATCTTTTGTTTGTCCTATAACTGTCACTAGGTCAGGACCATTAGGTAGCCAATAGTATTCTCTATAATTTGTAAACTTGTCCCAATCAATATGCGGGTTCCAAGCATATGTTTCTTGAGTGTTTAGTCTACTATGATCTGTTACACTTCCGCCAAGATTACTTACAGTGTTTATATAATCATTATAGTCTTTATAATAGGTAACATTACCTAAGTTATCTTCAATAACTGCCGCAGGCTCAAGTTGATATTGTTCTCTACTGCTAGTAACTGCTCCAATATAATTATCTGTAGGCTTAAATGCTTTACTAACTTTACGTCCAAGATAGCCGTTTAACTTTTCTGCTACTCCCGGTTGTATTAACTGGTCAAGTGTGCTAGATAAAAATTTAGAGTTGTGTGAAGTTCTGAAATATCTAGGTAAGTGATTTTCGCTTTTTCTTCTAATGCTATCATCGCCACCTGGAAGTGCTGGCTCCATTTGATCTTTGTCGTATGCCATTAGTAACTACTACCTCCGCTACTGCTATTGTTTGAACTACTTGAACTTGTAATCCCTGTATTTGAACTACTTGAACTTGTAATGCCTGTGTTTGCTGTTATAGAACTTGTTACAACAGTTCCTGATGCACTAATTTTAGTTGCTGTTATAGCATCTATTATTTCTAAATTATCAACAGTTGCTCCGCTTATAAAAATTTCATCTAATTCTGATTTAATTTCGTATAACGAACCAAAAGATTGTGATACTTGCGCAGGAACAATTAAGAATGTTACTACGTCAGGTGATAATTGATTCATTACATATGTCGAAAGTTCTGAGAAATAGAAGATATCGCCAAACTCCCAATTTTCTAATGCAAAAAATTCATTGATTGCACTAATTACTCTTGATTTAATATCGTTATCATTTAATACTAACTCTGGATTCTTTACAATTTTAAAAGATGATTGTAAATCTAAAGTAGCATTGGCTCCAAATAAAACTTTATATTTTACAGGATGATATATAACTTCGTCACTTAATGATTTTATTTTATTAATTTCAGCACCATATGATTGGAATAAACTATCACTAGACGGCGTTAACGGTTTTGTTATTGTTGTACCGTCTAGATATTTTCTATAACTTGTATCATATGTTCTAGTAAGCAAATACGTATCAATTATATTACTTGAACTAGGATCAATTCGAGTGTTATCGTCAGCAGCATGTACATATTGAAATTTAAGTTTATCTCTGCCTATATGTGCTTTATAATCTGTTATTAATGTTAGTGTTCCCAAAGACTAATCGTATTTCTTAAAAACTTCTGTGTTAGTTAAGTAAAAAATTTGATTATTATTATAAGCACTTAGCGCACCTACTGTATCTTCGTTTAGTTTTATAAGAATGCCTTCAACTGCATTGTCTACATAATTATAATCTTCGACACCGTCAGTTGTAACAAGTTTTTTCTGAAACACGTATTTGGTTAATGGGTTAATGTCTTCATCAACAATAACATCAAAAATTTCAGGATCGTCAACTACTCCATCGTCGTCTTCATCAAAGAATGTAACTTCAACTTTTTTACTGTTTACATATCCTTCAACGTCTCGATATTCTTTTGTAATTTCCCAATCCATGTCAACTGTGAAACTATTAACACTATCAGGTTTATTATTATTGTTTAATACACCAATTTTATCTTTAACTATTTTTCCTGTAAGGCTGTTGTATATTTTGTCACTACTATCAAAATAGAATCTTATTTCTTGATCGCTTTCAAACACATATCTACTGCCTTTTGATTCAACAGTATATGTTTCGCCGTCATTTGTAAACTTTAACAACCAACTTGCATCTAATTGTTGATTAGTATTGTCACCAGTTTTACCTGTATTAAATGCTCCAGTAACGTTTAAATTAGTTTCTGTAATTATACGCCATTGACCTAAATTAATATCAAATCTTAAACCAAATGTCTTATAAGCAAAAATTTGATCAGTAAGTTGTGCTTGCACATCCGTTTGTAAATTTTTAGCTAAGAATGGTTTAATTTCAACTAGTTTTGCAGTGCTAGGAATAATATCATTAAACGTAACAGGACCTGTTCCTGTTGCACTCACTTCGGTTCCGTTTCCTGATACACTTATTACTTTAACCCATTTGTAAGATCTTGAATTTAAATGAGTTGCTTCGCCGTCCATTAAAGTACCGTCAGGCATAAAATGTTTGCCTGCAGGTGCATTAAATTTCAAACTTGTGCCGGGACGTATTAGTTTTAAAATGCTAGTTGTAAATGTTCCCAATAACTGTTTAATGCTGTTTACGTTTTGTAAATAGCCTGTACTTAAATTTGTATCCGAAGAAGATTGTACCCAAGTAATATTCAAATCACTTGTGTCAGTTTTTGGAAATTTTACAAAGTAATAATTTCTCATTTGCTTACTTGATAATATCGGAGTTATATTATTAAGTATTACTCCCGAAACATCAGTCTGTGTAACAAATGTAAATTTTTCTTTATTAGTTGTAAATTCTTTATACAGCACACCATCTGTACCGAACAGGTTAGTTTTGCTATATTTTCCAGTAGCATCTAATAAATCAAAATATCTACTAATGCCACTTGCAGTTCTATTAACTGATTTAGTTTTTATAATTTCTTGGCTTACTCCCAACGGTCCAATTTGATAATCTTCGCCGGTTACTAATCTATTTTGTGTATAGTAAGTAGCTGGAGCACGTTGACGTATATTAGCATTAGTTTCAGATACTGTTGCATTATCAACTGTAGTTTGTAAACTATAGGTTATTGATATAGTTTCAATTTTTCCTGTTCTTGACGCATACGGTATATCTATGCTTATGCCACGCATATCTTTAGGATCTACAACAAGTCTTTGATTTTTACTAGTTCTATAATAAACTCTAAAGTTGCCTTGAGGTAAATTGCCAAACACGCCATCGGAAAATATTAAACTTACTCTGTCGTCAATTCTAGTTAATATACTAAAAATATTTCTAATATTTTTTGACAAACTATTGTAAATTACATTGTTGCCTTCAACAGCTTCTACTTTAGTCCACTGTTCGACTTCATTTCCAAAACTGTCTAATTTGTAGAGCCAAACATCTGTGTTGTTTACATTTGTTGCATCAACTGCTACAGTTTGATTACTACTAGGATTAGATACGTTAAATGTTCCTTGATCTAACGTACCTTGTCTAAAGTGACAAAAGAACCCCGAGTTTGAACTTGCTGGGCCACGTCCGTCGTCTCTATATAAAAATGCAAAGTTGTTTCCCGGAAAGGGCGATTCTTCTAAAATAGCACCATCGGAAATATCTGTTGACACAATTTCAAATCTTGTTGTTGAGCCGTCTACAGGTTTTGAAAAGCTATATGCAGGAACATCAGCATTTGTACTGTTGAATCTGTATTGTTGTGTAGGTACTCCGTTTACAACTTCTTTTTTGACTGGTCTGCCAAAAGTTCCATTAACTGGTAATGCAGAGTTTAAAACTTTTGTAAATTGCTCGTTCCAGTCTGGGTTAGACGGATCGTTCCACAAAATTGTTTGTTGTTCTAAATTAAAGTTATTGCTATCTAAAAGCGTTTCAGTAGTTCTTACGCTTTCAATTTTAAGTAAACCGTTAGCAGCAATATTTCGTTTAGGATTGTATGAAAGCAAACGTGCAAGACGTAATACTGACTCTCTACGTTCAGCTAATTCTAAATAATTTTCTCTAGCATTTAAGTCAATTCTAAATGCAAGGTTTTGTCCTAAAAATGCAATAAGATCAATTATTGCAAGGTATTCTGAACTTTCAATGTAATCATTAAAGTCCTCTGGATAATTCTCTCTCAAATACGAGATCATAGTTCTGCGGAGATTATCAAAGTCGTATGATTTAAAATCAGCGTTGTTATACGTCTGATATATACGTTTCCAATCCTCTGCTACTAATAATCTGTTTTGTCTATCTGTGGATGACATGGCTCTTCCTTCTATACTATATTTAGCTGAATGAGATAAGTACGTATATTATTATGTGTTTAAAAATCCGTTGTTTTGATCGAATGTTAATTTCATATTTTCTGAAATATTATAAGGAAGATAGGTAAGATTTACTTCTATCTGCAGGCCACTCTCGTACTGATCAACTACAACGTTATTGACTTTTATTCTTGGATCATAATTTATAATAGTTGAAACATTCTCAATTATTGCGTTTTTCATATCGCCAGTAAACGGTTCAAAAAGTGCGTCCCAAATAATAGTTCCAAATTCCGGATCGCTTAATTTTTCACCCTGTCTTATATGAAAGTGATTTAAAATATCTTGTTTTATTAGAGCAAGGTCATATAAAACTTTAGAAGAATTGCCTTCGTTAACTGTGCTAATTCCTCTATATGTACGAGACCCCGGAATAGCTTGGCTCGTAGTTTTTTTACTAGGAACCCTAATTTGTTTGTAAAGTTGTTTTTCTAAATTGCTCATACTATATTTACCTTACTCTCCGTTTCTAACTACAGACTTCAACTGTTCAATTGCTGTTTCGCAGCGAGTTATCTTACGCTCTAATACAGTAATAGATGTTCGCTGTTTTCTCGACTGCTCTTCTAAACTCTGTACATAGCGTTGTGTAGGTATCTGCTGCTCTAAGCCATTCTCAGCAATCATAGTAAAGTGATCGCCGCCTTGTGCCTTTAAGCCTCCACTAACACGATTAGGATTCTTATCCTTAGATGAGCTCTCTACTGCCGGCTTGTTGCGGCTGTACATTTTTGCTAGGTAATTCATTGTTATTGTCCTTTTCTAAAAGTATCTGCAACCGGAGTGTATGCAGCAGTGAAATTATTGCCTGTAGCATCAGCAGTGTTACCCGAAGTAGGATCAGCTGCTGTTTTTGCTGAAGTAAAATCTCCAGGACTTAAATTTTCGTGTCCCATCCAAGGCTCATGTTGCGGAGTTCGCATAGGAGTATAAGCAGGTGTTGCTGCAGGTCCGTTCATATGAATTCCATCTGGGGCAGTTTCTGTATGAGTTTTTGCAGAAATATGGGTGCCTTCGCCGGCAGTAATTAACCCGTCTTTTCCTGCTTTCAAACTTATGTTTCTTCCAGCAGTCATTATAATGTCTCTATCAGCAGTAATGTTTAAATCATTTTTTGTATGTACGCTAACACTATCGTTTGCAAAAATATCTATTTTTCCTGCTGAGGTCATTTCAATCCAAGTTGATCCTTTAGCATTACCTATGTAAATTAGATCTTCTGTATTATGCATAAGAATTTGATGACCGGTTCTAGTGCGCCATCTTGTTAATTCATTATGAGGCAATGTAGCATCACCAGCTTCGTTTTTTTCTACACTACCGTATTCCGGTGGTCCTTCACCTGGTGGTGTTTTTCTTAGAAGCATAGGATCGCCGTCGTCCATTACAAAAGTAGTTCCGCCTAATCTACTAAAAGGAACTTGAGTCCTGCCAAAATTTTCACCGTAAGATGCTGTAGGCTTTCCTTGTCTCCTATCTGCAGGTCCCGGAGTACTCCAACCAAATACCATACTAGGAACTTCACGCCTTGCACTAGTTGTAGTTGTACCTCTTGTTGTGTCTCCATCTAATCCCTGTGTATCTAAAACATCACAGGTGTCCATATCACAAGGCTTAATATATTTTGTAGGATCTCTGCCTATTGCAGTTTCTAATTCTTTATTATATTCGCCAACTGGTTTTGCTTTTGTTTTATCTTCTGAATTATATGTAGTTGAAGCTCTGCCTGGCAGCATAAAATTCATATACTTGTCTTGCACACATCCTATCCAATATCCAAAACCGTAACTTTCTTCCATTGCAAGCACAACTACCTTAGTGCCTACATCGGGTGGAATTGCCCACATGCCGTAACTTTTTTGTGTAGAATCAAATCCAGGATTAGCCTTTACGCCCTCACGTGGAGTAACACCGTAAAACGGACTTACATAGTAACACGGCATTAGATAGCCGCTGCTTCCTTCAGGATTGCCTGATTCGTTAAGTTTTAAAATTTCTACTTCGATAGCACCCATATATTCACTGTCTAGGTGATTAACAATCTTACCTATATAAGGTCCTGATGTTTCCATCCAATCTGGGCGATTGGTTCTTGTAGTTTGGTTTCTACTACTCATTATATTATCCTAAATTATCCTCTGCCTGACGCTCTATTTGCTTTTTTTAGATAAGCAGCATGATCTTGTTCAAATGAATCATCTTCGGTACCTGCGCTGTTAGATGCCTGTTCGGTACCTGCGCCTTGGTTAGTTTTCGCATCTGCTGACTCTTCAACTTTTTCTTTCATTATTGCATTGTCTGTATTTGTAGATTCACTTAGTGTATCACGTCCGGTCTGGTTACGTCTTCTAATTAATTTTAATTGTTGATTAAATACTCCGCCCGTCATACTTGACATACAAAATATAACTTGGTATAGTCCACTAAACGCACCTACAGGTTTTGTTCCGCCTCCAGGAAAATCCATGCCGCCTTCTTGGTTATAATCTAACGGCGTTCTAAAATTTATAAGAATATCAACTTCAGAACTTTGATAATCCATTGTTCCATCTTCAGTCATGTTAATAATGTCAGTTTCTGCAGCATTATAATTACCCATACCACTGTCTGTAATATAATAAGGGTCGCCCCAAATAGTCATGTCGGCCATAACTAAATCAACACTACTGTTTACTAAAGCATCATTGAAATCACGTGCAATAGATTCTTTAGTTCGTTCCATCATGCCGCCGTTACTTCGACTACCCGGCGCTATTATTTCTTTTGAAGTAGCATTGCCACTAGAACTCATGTTGTCAGTATCGCCAGATCGTTGATTGTATTCAGGATGCCCAGGTGGCGGACCAGGGCTATTTTCTTTTTCAGTTTTTGTAC